AGGCCTTCTGCCGAGAGGACAAGTCCTCCCAGTTAATGCCAAAACCATACGGTGAGGCTTGACGACGCACTTTTGTTTCCGCAACAAGTGTGAAGTCGCCAGGTCGCGCGCCTCCATCGGCAATGCCGGTGGGGCCTGCGAATGTAAAAGTATATTGATGAAACGTATGTTCCATCATATACCCATACACCAACACCTGGTTATCGATGGCCCAGTCGGTCCAGTTCGAAAGAACATCGCCGACATTGGTGAACCAATCGACAGCCCAGCTCCACGGGGCGAGGTTCCAGAGTGAATCTGGAGTCAGTGAAAGTCCAAGCAATTTTCTTGCTTGGATTACGTTAAGCGCAATACCGTTCCTAACCGAATCACTCGGCGGAACATAATAGGTAAATGCGCCACGAAACCACTGACGCTTGCTCCAAGTTTCGGTAGCAAGCACCTTACCCTGATTCGAGTCCGGAGACGAAAATATGCCGTGAGAAGGATTCCACCAAGGTGAAACCCCATCACGCCATATCGCCGTGTTATTCCCGGTCTCGGGCTTGAAATCATGCTTCCGTCGAACCATTCGTCCGGAATCCCGCGCGTATTGCGACAAAATGTCGTGTGCGTGGATGATCGCGTGACAAGTGTCACGCAGATCATTAACGAATGGCTTCCAACCAAACTCAACATTGAGATACTCATCTCCGATCGCCTTCCGGCGATCGCGAGCTGAGAGATTTCTCCATGATTTGAGTACTCCTCCAACGACGTGAGGAATCCCGTCGTGGAAGAGTTCGCCAATGGCGGTGGTTAGGTCGACGGTGGGATTGGATGGACTGCACTGAGCTATTGCAGTTGCCCCTTTGAGATCTAGTTCTTTCGAACTAGACCCCATATAAGCGGGGAACGGCAACAGATTCGGTGCACAGGGCAAGACAGGGCCAGAATAATCGACCTTGTCAACAAATCTACCCTCCGGAAAGAGGGAAGAAGGCTCATACGATCTCCTCGCAGAAAAGTCTCTGTGTGTCCCACTAGGGGTCACACAGTACTTTCTCTGAGAAGAGAACGGTCCACCATAATCCCCCTTGAAGTGCCCACGTTTGTGGGTCCTCCAAGCAGGATGATTCTCTGACGCAGTAGTCTGCGTCCCTGTCAGGAAGGCAACTACATCCGGATTAGTGGATGTAGTCAATTCGCGATAGTCATTACGACTATCACCTCGATCGATATAATGTCGATCGAGTTGACCCTCGTAAGACCCTGGGAACGGTATTTCACGCGTTCTCACAGTCAACGATGGTTACCTCCTTTCAGGAAGCCAAGCAATATGGTCCGCGGAGAGTAAACTCTCTCCGATCCAACCCGAAAGGGTTGGGATGTATGCACTGCGCCCAGGGCCCCGCAAGG